GATTCCATTGTCGGCGCAAGGCATTGGCGACATTGTGGCAGCAGCAGGGCAAGCAGGGATTGCACAAAATCAACTGATGAGCTTTGCCGCATCGGCTGCAAAAATGGGTGTGGCGTTTGATTTGAGTGGGGCGCAGGCAGGCGAGATTATGGCATCGTGGCGTTCTGGCTTGGGTTTGACGCAGAAAGAAACCGTGGATTTGGCAGATTCCGTCAACTTCCTATCCAACCACATGAACGCCAAAGCGAACGACCTTTCCAATGTAATTCAGCGCGTGGGTGCTGTGGCAAAAGCCGCAGGACTAAGCAATGAGGAAATGGCGAGCCTTGGAGCAACGATGCTATCTTCAGGTGCAGAGCCTGAAATGGCAGCAACAGGTATGAAAAACCTTGTCCTGACGCTGACTGCGGGTACAGCGGCAAGCAGTACGCAGCGGAAAGCGTTGCAAGCACTGGGCTTCGATGCCAGCGCGATGGCGGGGCGAATGCAGCGTGATGCCAAAGGCGCGATTGTGGATGTGTTTCAAGCCATGGCGCAGTTGGACAAAGCCAAGCAACCTGCTGTGTTGAAGCAACTCTTTGGTTTGGAAAGCATAGGCACGATTGCCCCAATTTTGAGCAATCTGAAATTGGTGCAACAGTCTTTTGATTACACCTCCAACAAGGCGTTATTTGCAGGCTCGATGCAGAAGGAATATGAGATTCGGAGCAAAACAACCGCGAATGCGTTGGAACTATTTGACAGTCGTTTGTTTAGGCTCAAAGAATCGCTGGGTCGTTTACTGATTCCTATGCTTAATCGATTGATGGAGGTCATCACCCCTATTGTCGATGTCATCAATACGCTGGTGGAACGCTTCCCTAATGTAAGCAAAGTCATTATGGGAGCTGTGGCAGTGGTCGGCGGCATTGCGCTGGTGCTTGCCCCTGTGTTGACAGCGGCGGTGGCATTGACCGCAGGCTTTGCATATTTGAGGGCAGCGATAGATAAAACCAATCTAGCAGCTAGATCCGCAGGCGGCGGTTTTTTGGGCGGCGGAAAAAACAAAGGCAAAGGCTTTAAAGGCATGATTCAAGGGGCAGGCGGCTTTCTAAAGAGCAAGGGTGGGATGCTTGCGGCGGGGGTCGGAGCTTTAAGCATTGGCGAAACATTGATGAGCGACCGAAAAAATAAAGGAACAGAAATTTCTAAAGATGTCGGCGGTATTGCTGGCGGCTTGGCGGGTGCTGCTATGGGTGCGGCGATTGGGTCAGTGATTCCTGTTGCAGGTACGGCGATTGGCGCAGCGATTGGTTTGGCTTTGGGGAGCATTGGTTTTTCATTGGGAAGTGATGCGGGTGGCGCGTTGGCAGGCATGTTCTCTTCAGGCAGTAAACCTACAGCACTCCATCAAAAAATAGCCCCTGCAATGTTGGCAGCCACCATGGGCGCAACGGCTCCTGCTTCGGCTGCGCCTGTGGTTCATCAGGATAACCGTGCGAGCTATGTCATGCACATCAACATGGATGGTGGCGACCCGCAGGCGGTGAAAGCGGCGGTGCATGATGCGTTGGCAGACAAAGAACGCGAACAGGCGGCGAAAACGCGCGGCGCGCTGTTTGATTATCAGGGTGGTTGATGATGATTGAGGTAATGATGGCTTTGGGCAACTACAAATTCGCAGCCAATACAGCAGCATATCAAGAAATGCGCCGTGTTTCAGACTATCGCTGGAGCGAACAAGCTCGTCTTGGGCGTTCGCCTGCCATGCAATTCAGCGGCAAAGGTCGCGAAACGATGAACCTGTCGGGCGTGATTTATCCCGCGGAATTTAAGATGGGCGACCAAATCGCCAAGATGCGACAAGAAGCGGCTGCGGGTACGCCGCTGACCTTGGTGTCTGCTCAAGGCATGGTGGGTTCAATCCATGGTGATTGGGTGATTAAAAGCATTGAAGAAACCAGCACGATGTTTGCAGCGGGTGGTGCGCCGCGAAAGATTGAGTTTCGTATGAGTTTGCAGTTTTTTGGCGGTGACGCATGAATCAACATTATCGAACCAAACGGGGCGATATGCTCGATGCGATTTGTTTCAAATTTTATGGGCGCAGTGATGGGATTGTCGCGGTGCTGAATGCCAACCCTCGATTGGCGGAGCATGGCTCTGTTTTGCCTGTGGGTTTGGTGATTGTTTTGCCTGTGTTGGCAACGCCTGCTGCGCCAACAAAGGCGGTGCGATTGTGGGATTGATGCGCGCGTACACCCCCGATTTCAGCATTGCAGCGGATGGCAAGGATGTCTCTGCGCAATTGCATGACCGTCTGTTGCATATGACGATTGAAGATAAGGCGGGCGATACTTCGGATAGCGTCACCATCGCCTTGGATGACCGTGAACATGCGATTGCCCTGCCGCGCACGGGTGCAGAGTTGTCCATCAGTTTGGGCTACAAAGAACAAACCTTGGTGAATATGGGCAAATGGGCTGTGGATGAACTCGCACTCTCCAGCGCACCTCACACGCTCACCATCAAAGCCAAGGCGGCGAATATGTCTGCCAGCACCACCAAAGGCGGCAAAGCCGATACTTTGCGTAGCAGCAAAACGCGGGCTTGGGACAACATCGCCATCGCCGATATTTGCACGACTATCGCCAAGGAACACGGCTATCAACCGCGCATCGCCCAAAAGTATGCTACGGGCAATCCGCCTGCTATTGGTGCGCCGATTCCGCATCTCGACCAACGCGATGAATCCGATTTGAATTTTTTGACCCGATTGGCGCGCGATTATGGCGCGGTGTGTAAGCCCGTGCGTGATTTCCTGCTGTTTGTTGAGAAAGGCACGCCATTGAGCGCGACGGGTCGGGTGTTGGATAGCATCGCCCTTGCACCCAATATGGTGACATCATGGCATGTAACGCTGGCAGACCGTGGCAAATATGTGGCAGTGATTGCTCATTATCATGATCACGCTACAGCCAAACGCATACCTGTTCGCGTGGGCGCAGGCTCGGGCACACCTGTGACCAGCGTTCAAGGTTCGTTTGCTAATGAGCAAGCAGCGCGGGCTGCGGCTACGGCGCGTTTGGCAGCTCTGGCTCGGGGTGCGCGCAGACTGCATCTCACCATGCCTGGCAATCCTTTGTTGGCATCGGGTTCGCCCTTGGTGTTGGCGGGCTTTCGGGATGGTGTGGATGGGGCTTATCACACAACCTCCGTCACCCACACTTTGGATGCTGGCGGTTATCACACGAGTTTAGAAGCGGCGACATGATGTGTTTCAAAATAATTTATAAACAAAGGGGGGCGCAATGCCCAATTCACTAACGGCGTGGCTGAACGATATTTCAGTAGACGCTCGAAAAATGCAAAATATCGGGGTTGCTGCCAATCTGATGGCGCAATTTCAAGCTATTGCAGGCGAAGCGGACGGCAAAGGTTGGCTTGTTTCAAATCCTGTGGGTACAGCGCATCTGGCAGCAACGGCGGGGCTTGGGGTTGTTGAATCGCATTGGGCGAATGGCGCACGAATCAATCGACCATCATCTGTCCAATTGCTATCCAATGGTGATTTCATCGTCGGGAATATCAACGGCATTGCACAATATGATTCAAACTGGAATTTTATTAAAAACATCATTTCATCTACATTATCGGGTCAGGTCACCGACATGGCACTCGATGAGGCGAATAATCGTGTGTACACCTGCAATTCAGCCGAACAGCTATTGCACGCATTTGATTTGACCACGGGTGCTTTGGTTTGGACTTTCGGAACAAAATATGCCCCTGGTAACCCACAAGCGGGGCTATTGTACACCCCTCTCGGGATTGATACGCTATCATCAGGCAACATTCTTGTGTCATGCCAAAACTCGCAAGGTGTCAACACAGCGAATCGCGGCATTATTTGTGAAATCAGCGCGGCAGGTGTTTATGTCGCAACGCGAATCGAATCGCCAAGCGGCAATCAGCCTTGGAATATGTCTGTTCTTCGCCCAGGTAAAATCAGGCTTGATGGATTGAAACAGCGTCTTTATGTCATTCAAATGTATAACGATACAATCCCTGTTTTTGATGTTGCAAATTGGTCGTACGCGACGCTTTATGACCGACCGTCCAACCTGCCAGTCGGTGGGCTTCATCCATCAGCACTCCATATTTCAGCCGATCATAATGAGCTGATCGTATACGGTGATGGTCCCAAGATGATTGCAGCCATCGACCTCACAACGCATCAGTTAAAATGGTTCTCTGGCTCACCGCATTGGGATGATAATGTCAACGCCATCAATCGAACTGGCGACCTCTGGAGCGTGCAAGATATTATTGAAGCGTCGCCAGGGAAATATCTATGCAGCGACTATGGCAACAATCGTCTGACAGTTGTCTCAAATATACAGACATTCAATATTCAATATGACCTGCAAGTTCCTGTAGGTTGGCGTGTTGTTCAAAGCGCGTTGCCGCAGGGTTATGCGCATACGGCTGATAATGCTATTGCAGACACATACACAGTATTGCTTGGTGATGCTGCGAAAGCTGCGCCGCTTTATATTCCGATTGAGAAAATTCCAGCGCAATGACAAATGAACCCAAACCACCGATTGACCCTATCAAATTCAACATGCTGGAGACGATGGTGCAGGGGCATCATGGGCGGTTGATTTCGATTGATAAAACCCTCGGGAAAACCCCCGACCCGAAAACTTTGCGGCATATCGAGCATGTGGTTCAAGAATTGCCGCCGACAGATGATATTAAAGAGGTGGTAAAACATTATGGCGCAACGGTGGAATCAGTGAAGCAGTTGGAGAAGAATCAGGTCAAACGCGATGCTTATTTGATGGTGGCTTATGTTGCCTTGGGATTGGTGGG